TGGGCATGTGCATTACTTAAACGATACAATAAGCGGAGGATATACTCCTGTTCTAGCTGTAATTTATAAGGGTGATAGATCACAAATGGGATTAGCGGGTGCTAGAGTAAGCATTTATCCCATGGGCGGAAGATCATTTAAAAGAGAAATAAAAAATGATACATAATCTAACAAATTATCTAGCAGAAGAAACAAGTAAAAATTTACATTTGGAACATTTGGAAGATGTTGTGTTAAATAACGGTGTTTCTGGAGCAAGGGAGTCTATAAATTTTCTTAGGTCTCTTCGTGATATGTTTGCTGGGAATTCTGATAAAAAAATTAATATTACTACCAAGTGGGACGGGGCGCCCAGTGTGTTCTGTGGTATAAATCCGGAAAATGGCAAGTTCTTTGTTGGAACTAAAGGAGTATTCAATAAAACTGCCAAACTAAACTATACAGAAAATGATATTGATGATAATCATCCATCAAAAGAATTGAATAAAAAATTAAAGATTGCATTAAGGTATCTTCCAAAGTTGGGAATTGACGGTGTTTTACAGGGCGATATGATGTTCACTAAGGGTGACTTCACTTTGGGAAATATAAATGGTGTACAACACATATCATTTCAACCAAATGTCATAGTTTATACTGTTCCTGAAGAATCTAAACTAGCGCAATCTATGCTGAGAGCGCAAATTGGTATAGTATTTCACACTTCATATACAGGGCAGAAGATGGAAGATATGAAGGCATCATTCAATGTTGATATAGGAAGACTTGAACAAACGAAAGATGTTTGGTTCAGAGATGCGTCACTCCATGATATTTCAGGTAATGCAACATTCACTGAAAAAGAGACTGTAGAGATTACATCTATTCTGTCTGAAGCAGGTTCTTTGTTTCGTAAAATAAATCCTATTGTTTTGAATAGAATTTCTCTTTCGACAACAATATTAACCCAGATAAAAACATTCAATAACACTAAGGTGCGTAGAGGTGATGCAATCACGAATCCCTCCGGGCACACACTTGAATTGATTAAATGGGTCGAACATAAACAAAATCAGGATATACTTGAAGCAAAGAAAGATGAAACTAAACGCAAGCGTCTAGCTGAAAAGAATGAACTGATGCGATTTTACAGATCATCTGCCAGCGATCTCAGGGATATATTTACTTTGATAAATCTCATTATCAAAGCAAAACTAATGATTCTTAGAAAACTTGAAACAATTAAAGGCATTACTGGAACATATTTACGAACGGATGATGATGGATTAAAGGTTACTGCGCCAGAAGGATTTGTTATCGTTGATCATACAGGAACAAACGCAGTAAAACTCGTTGATAGATTATCATTTTCACATGCTAATTTTACAGCACAAAAAAATTGGAGTAAGTAAACATGGGAAAAAATGAAATAGACCTTGATGCTATACTGAAAGAATATGATGATCAGGATTTTGGTTTTTCTGCAATATCAGATGACGAGTACAATGCAGTAATAACTGAGGCTACAGGTGCAACAGAAGAATATAAGCAAAGACTTGTTGCAGTTGAGAAGATTATCATTCCATTTTTAACAAAACTGTTAAAGACCGCTGATCAACCCATAATTAAATGGCCCAATAGAGCGCCTGTTCTAAAAGAACAAATAGAAAAAATACTAAAACTAACTAGAGCTTAGAATGGAATCTCTAAAAGAATATCTTAAACTGTATCCATCAGATACAGGCAAAATATCCAAACAGTCAAAACGACTTGAACATATCATCAAGGATCTAACACAGTATGGTTCCATAGAAGTTGAATCACAAGCGGTTTTGATGAGTTTATGGATCATATCAAACAGTTAAATGATCTCTCTAAGCGTGTGTGTATCGGCAAAAGTAAGTGGTACTCTAAGAGTTAATTGACATACACTAAATAACCAAGTATAATCATTAGATTATTGGAGATATTATGAGAGATGTGATTGTAGGTTTTATTACAGGGTATACTTTTGACAAAATAAAGCCCTGGGTAAATTCATTAGATAAATGTGGATTTACTGGGGATAAGTATATGGTTTGCTATGATATTGAAGCCGGTGTCATGGAAGAACTTGCATCCCGCGGCTACAGAGTGGTCAAAGCTGACTTGAATGGCACTAATGTCGTCTTATCTCGCTTTAAAGATTTATGGCATCTTTTCACAAATGTCATTCAAGAAGAATATCGCTATTTAATCACAACAGATGTAAAAGATGTTGTGTTTCAAACAAATCCATCAAAGTGGCTAGAAGAAAATCTAGGCAATAAGAAGATCAATGTTGCTAGTGAATCCTTGCTCTATAAGAATGAGCCTTGGGGAGATAATAATCTTCGACTATCTTTTGGCGACATTATTCACAAATCTAAGCGAGAAAACCTGATTGTAAACGCTGGAACAATTTCAGGTGATTTCAAAACAATGCTAGACTTGGCATTGAACATTTACTTCTTTTGTGGCAGATCACAGGAACATGTTTCTGGTGGAGGTGGACCAGATCAAGCTGCGTTGAATGTATTGCTAAGTTTGTCTCCATTCAAAGAAGTTACAAATGTTGCTGTGAGCGAATCTGGATATGCTGCACAGCTTGGAACAACAGGAATTCAAGTGCAGAGTAAGTTCCATAATCATCTTCTTGAACCTATACCAACGCTGATAGATGGTGTTGTGTACACAAGCAAAGGAATTCCTTTTTCTATTGTACATCAGTATGATCGCACCCCCTGGAAAAATATTATTGAGGAAAAATATGCGTAGTTTGATTATATGCCCTGTGGGTAATCCACTAACCTTTGATACAAGATTTGATAAAGAAAATCATTGGCGTTACACATCTCAGAATAGATTATATGATACATTGATTTATCAATATAATGAGTATGAACCAGAAGAAAACACTTATGATGTAAAAATCAAGAAAAAAGGTTTTAAGTGGGCATTGGCAAAAGAGTATCTAGAGACCGCGGATATATCACAATATGAATACATAGGATTTTTTGATGATGATTTGATTACAGATATGCAAAATATAAATGGAGCGTTGGAACTGGCTCATGATAGAAATCTGAAGATTTTTCAACTATCTGTGACGAATGACTCTGATATTTTTTATCCTATTTTGAGAAATAATCCAGCACTATCTTATGCAACAACAAACTTCGTTGAAGTAATGGGACCATTCATACACACATCACTGATATCATTATGTGTTGAACTTTGGAGTAAATATGACATCTACACAGGCTGGGGTTTTGATAAAGTATTATGTGACTTAACCAAAGAGAACGCAGCCGTGATTCATAAGTATTCTATGTATCATCCTAAAAAAGAATCATCCTATGATAAAACCAAAGCTTTTTCTGAAATGAATAAACTGTTGAGTGATGTATTTCCAAAATTTATGAAAAGTAAATATGGCGAAGAATGGTCTTTCAAAGAAGATCAAAAAAATATTGAATTGTTTTTTAGTAAGGAGTAAATAATGAGAAGTTTAGTTACAGGCGGCGCAGGTTTTATTGGTTCACACTTAGTTGAGGAACTTATCAGTCTTGGGCATAAAGTTGTTTGTATTGATAACGAATCAGCATCAGTAAACAACGGATTTTATTGGAATGAAAATGCAGAAAATCATAAGGTAGATATTGCAGATTATGACGCAATGCGCCCACTATTTGATGGTGTTGATTATGTATTTCACCTAGCGGCTGAAGCTAGAATTCAACCGTCGATTGAAAATCCTCTGTTGGCTGTTCGAACAAATACCTTAGGCACAGCAACAGTATTACAATGTTCACGAGAATCTGGTGTAAAAAAGGTGATGTATTCATCAACATCATCCGGTTACGGTTTGATCAATCAGTCACCACTAAAAGAAGGAATGCCAGATGATTGTTTGAATCCATATTCGGTTGCAAAAGTTTCTGGTGAGAAACTGTGTAAAATGTACACAAACTTGTTTGGGTTAAAAACGATAGTGTTTCGATATTTCAACATCTATGGTCCTAGAGAAGCACTAAGTGGTCCATACGCACCCGTTGTTGGTCTATTTCTTAGACAGCACAAAGCTGGATTACCTATGACTATCGTCACTCCTGGTACCCAGCGAAGAGATTTTACTCATGTAAATGATGTTGTTATGGCTAACATTCTTGCAATGACTGTAGATACGCATGATAATTATGGTGAAATCTTCAATGTTGGCACAGGAAGAAATCATTCTGTGTTGGAGCTTGCTCACATGATCTCTGACAATATTGAAATGATTCCATCCAGACCAGGAGAATCAAAAGAAACACTAGCAGACAATACCAAGATTAGGCGAGTCTTTGGTTGGGAGCCTACTATCAGGATCGAAGATTACATCAAGGAAAATTTGAAATGAAAAATGTATTCTTGGATCTAGGAACGCATTATGGGCAGGGTATGCGCGAATTTATTCAAAAGTTTAACATGGATGAATCGTGGATTATACACACCTTTGAAGCGAATCCTGTAACATTTAAAGTGTTTACTGAGAATTACCACAAACACACTCCTTGGGTTATTTCACACAATCAAGCTATATCGGATCATAATGGTGAAATTAAAGTTAATATAGAAACTCCTCCAGGAGAAGGTGAAACTGGAATGGGTACATCAGTCATTGATCTTTCCGAATGGAATCCTTGGGGTGGGCAGCTTAGAGAAAATTTTAAGTATCATGCTATGACTCCATGTGTTGATCTATCCGAGTTCATCATCAATAATTTCAACAAGTCTGATAATATTATTGTAAAAATGGATATTGAGGGTGCTGAGTATGATACGCTTGAGAAAATGATTAAAACGGGTGCTATAGATTATGTAAACTTCATAGCTGTTGAATGGCATTCCAGATTTTTTGTTAGTAAAGATGTGATCCTTGAGAGAGAAAATATCATCATAGATTATATGAAAAATCATAACATCAATTTAGAATCATGGAAATGAGTCAAGGATACTTGTTCATTACTCTAGGTAAAAAATACATAGATGAATGTAATCTACTGGCACAAACAATTCGCAAAAATGGAGATAACAGGCCTATAAGTCTGTTAATACATCCTCAAGATGAGTATTATGCAAGATCGTTTAATGTTTATGATCAGCTAATACACTTTAAGCCTGATGATACTGTTTGGAATGATTGTAGCACATCATTTGAGAAGTATTGCTTATATCCTAGATTAAAGTTTAACGAATATCTTGTCTATGATGAAACAATCATCACAGATACAGACATGTTATGTCAATATAACACCGAGCATATCTGGATGTATATGACAAATCAAAGCTATCCGATAAAAATGCTTGGTAGAATAAATGATTCAAATTGGCATTGGGGTACAATCAATGAAGTCTCGCAAGCTTACGGAAAGCATGTTCCTCACACACATGGTGGTTTCTTCTATCTCAGAAAACATCCTTTTCTGAAGAAGTTTTTTGATTATTGTGAAGATGTGTTTTATCGATATGATGATTATAAATGCAAGAGGGCATTTCGAGGAGGTAAAGTTGATGAGATTATATTTGCGATAGCACACGCTAACTTTAACCTCTTACCTTTAGCATTTGATGAATATCCTGTTATGTCTTTCAATTATGCACAAAATGTAGAAATTCCTAGCAAACTACAAACAGAGGGTAATCAAAATTTAATGATGAATGGTTATCCGTCTTTTATTCACATGTTCGATAAAATGGATGGTGAAAACTTTAAATCGCTTTACAAAAGGATTATGGATGTATGATTATGTTATTGTAGGTGCTGGCTTCTTCGGAGCGACATTTGCTCGTTTAGCAACAGATGATGGTAAAAAATGTTTAGTGATAGATTCTAGGAATCATATCGCAGGTAATGCATACACCGAGAAAGTGAATGAAATAGACATTCATGTATATGGTCCACACATTTTTCACACCAACGATAAACGCATTTGGGACTTTGTAAATAGATTCACAGAGTTCAACAATTTTGTTCTATCACCCAAAGCTTATGTTGATGGGCGCATGTATTCTCTACCATTTAACATGAACACATTTAATCAGTTATGGGGTTGCACAACACCAACACAAGCTGAGAAAATTATAGAGTCACAGAAATTTGCGGGTGAACCAACTAACTTGGAAGAACAAGCTCTAAGCTTGGTTGGTAAAGATGTATATGAATTATTGATTAGAGGTTATACTGCCAAACAATGGATGAAGAATCCTAGAGATTTACCAACATCCATAATTAAACGATTACCAGTAAGATTCACATATAACGACAACTACTTCAATGATAGATATCAAGGTATTCCGATTGATGGTTATACTACCATGTTTACTAAGATGTTGGATGGTGTTGAGATCAGACTCAATGAAGATTATTTCCAAAAGAAAGCGTACTATGATAGCATTGCATCCAAAGTAGTATTTACAGGCAAGATTGATGAGTATTTTGACTACAAATTTGGAGAGCTGGAATATCGTTCACTCGATTTTATCACCCACATGATGAATGATACATATAATTTTCAAGGTGTTGCTGTTGTGAACTATCCTGATGAAAAAGTAAAATGGACTAGAATCGTAGAACACAAACACTTCACAGGCTCTAAATCTAATGGAACAGCAATTACATATGAATATCCGGTGGAGTACAATAAGGATAAAGTTCCTTATTATCCTATCAACAATGATAAAAACCAACAAATCTATAATGAATATAGACTCGAATCTGAGAAATTGGATCGTGTAATATTTGGTGGTAGACTAGCTGAATATCAATATATGGATATGCATCAAGTTATAGGCTCTGCTATGCAAAAATACAGAAAATATAAATAGAACATAAACTAATATGCTGTAGAGGCATCGATGAAATTATTAAAAGATTTCTTAATAGAAACACCAGAGAATCACGCTGTCTTGGCGTTTGGAAGAATGAATCCTCCAACAACTGGGCATATGAAACTCGTCAATAAAGTTAAAGAGATTGCTGAGAAGGTTGGTGGTTCCCATCATGTTGTCTTGTCACATTCTCAAGATTCTAAAAAGAATCCTCTATCTCCTTCAGATAAGCTGAAGCACGCCAAAAGATTCTTTCCTGACACTAATCTATCTGTTTCAGATAAAGAACATCCAAATTTTTTAAAGCAAGCACAAAAACTCCATAAACAGGGTGTTACTCATCTGCATATGGTAGCGGGTTCTGACAGAACAAAAGAATACGAAAAAACATTACACAAATATAATGGCACACATGAGGGTGCATTATTCAATTTCAAGAAAGTAAAAGTGCATTCTGCTGGGCAAAGAGATCCTGATGCAGAGGGTGTTACTGGTATGAGTGCATCCAAGATGCGAGATCATGCCAAGAATGGAAACTTCGAGAATTTTCTTAAAGGTGTTCCTTCTCATGTGTCGCAAGCCCATGCACATGAATTGTATAAGGATGTAAGAAAGCATATGGAACTAAAAGAAAGTTATAAAAAAACAAGATTAATCACAGAAGGTATCAACGATAGAGGAATCTTTAAGGCAGTGTTCTTGGGAGGCGGCCCCGGTTCAGGTAAAGACTATGTTCTTGATAGGGTGCTAGATGGGCATGGGCTTGTTGAAATAAACTCAGATAATGCTCTTGAGTTCTTGATGGATAAGAACAATCTTGATAAGAAGATGCCTAAAAATGAAGAGGGGCAACGAAATATCATTCGAGGCAAAGCAAAGTCTTTAACGGAGCTAAAACAAAGATTAGCAATTAATGGTAGAAATGGCTTAATAATCAATGGCACTGCTGATGATCCTGATAAGATAGTTAGAATAAAGAAAATGTTAGAAGCCCTTGGTTATGATACTTCTATGATAATGGTAAACACAGCAGATGAAGTATCTCTCCAGAGAAATATTGAGCGTGGGCAAAGGGGTGGAAGAACGGTACCTGAGCACATTCGTAAAGAGAAATGGGATACAGTGCAAGCAGCAAGGGCTCACTTTGCGGAATTATTTGGAGTAAATTATCGTGAATTTGATAATTCAGAGGATCTTCGAAGTGCTAGCCCCGATGTTGTCAAGCAAAAGACGGATGAGTTGCAAGATTTATGGAAATACTTTAATAAATTCACGGGTGCAAGCCCAGAGAATGAAGTTGCTAAACAGTGGATTGGATCACAAAAACAAAGTGCTGATGTAACAATGCAAGCACCTGTGCAAACAGACAAGATTCAGGGAACATCAGATACACCATCCAAGAAATCTGATGCATATCAACAAGCTATGAAAATGGGTCTTGAGTATTATGGATTTGGGCGCTACGGCAAAGGTGGTAGCGTTACATTTAGAGATCATGGTGGGCGCTTAGTTCCTGTTAATAAGAACATGAATATGAACGAGCAATTTACAAATTTTATAAATCAACTAAGAGGAAACAATCATGTGGAAGAAACTACTAGAGCTAGTATTTGGGAAGAAAGAAAGTCAAGAACAAACACTGGAGAAGATTATTACAGAAACTCAGAAAGAACCAGAGATGAAACCCTCGGAGAAGATGGAAGAACCAAAGAATACACAGAGCAGACGCAAGCCGAGACCAAGCACACAAACAACTCCTCAGAAGCAAACTCCTGCACAAAAGAGTCCAGCAAAAACAAAGCAAAAATATCATTCTCAGAAGCCCGCAAAAAACTGAGTGGCGTACTGAATCCAGATGAATAACATTTAAAAATTAAGGAATAAAATAAAATGCTTAACGATAAAATTACAAAATCTATAGTGGCAACTGCACTACAAGTTATGAATGAAGCTGCACCCAGTACGGGTGCAAAACCACCTGTAAACAAGGTGGAAAAT